GATATAGATAGTGTAGATGATATTGAAGTGATTAAAAATTATGCAAAATCTTATATTAAATTATATTTAAGACAGCAAGAAGTTGTATCTAAATTCTAATGGCTTCTCACACAATCACATTCGATCCAACCTCCGGAGTTCCATACGGTGCTAATCTGACGATTAACACAGGAGCTACCTTTAAAGATAGTTTTATAGTAAAAGATACTGCTAGTAATCCATTCAATTTTATTGGATGGACGGGTTCTTCTCAGATGGCAAAAAGTGTCTCCATTGGATCAACTTCTTATGCAGCAGCAACTTTTAATGTAGGATTTACAAGTGCTGCTGGTGGAAAATTTGATATATCTTTGGGATCCACCCAAACAAGATCATTAACTGGGGGAAGATATGTTTATGATATTCTTGTAAGTTCGGGCACAACTGTTTATAGACTAGCATCTGGCAATATTTTAGTTATTCCAGGAATATCATCAGCACCATAAATATCTTAAGGGTAATAAGATAAATGGCACAACCATCTAGTAGACAAGAATTAATTGATTATTGTAAGAGAAAACTGGGTGCCCCAGTTTTGGAAATTAATGTTGCCGACGAGCAGATTGAAGATTTGGTTGATGATGCCATTCAATTTTTTCAAGAAAGACACTTTGATGGTGTGTATCAAACTTTCTTGAAATATAAAATCACAGATGATGATATTAATAGAGGAAAAGCATCTGGTGCTAATGGTGTAGGAGTTTCAACAATCACTGTCAATCAAAATGTTGGACTCACCACTCAATTTAATTTTTATGAAACTAGCAATTACTTGCAAATTCCACCATCAGTGATTGGTGTTAACAAGATATTTCACTTTGACGGAACTAATACTATCACTAACAACATGTTTAGTGTTAAGTATCAGTTGTTTTTGAATGATGTTTATTATTGGGGATCTACCGAAATTCTTACTTATGCAATGGTGAAGACTTATCTTGAGGATATTGAATTTTTACTTACTACGCAGAAACAGATTAGATTTAATAAAAGACAAGATCGATTATATCTAGATATTGATTGGGGTGCGATGAGTTCTGATACTTATCTTGTTATTGATTGTTTCAGAACTATGGATCCTAATGATTATTCTAAAGTTTGGAACGATTCTTTCCTAAAACCATATCTAACTGCTTTGATTAAACGTCAGTGGGGTCAAAATTTGATTAAATTCCAGGGAGTAAAACTTCCGGGTGGTATTGAACTTAATGGCAGACAAATCTATGATGATGCCCAAAGAGAAATTGACTTGATTATGGAAAGAATGTCAAATACTTACGAACTTCCTCCATTAGATATGATCGGATAACATGCTCAATCCATTTTTTCTTCAAGGATCAAAATCAGAGCAATCCTTAGTACAGGATTTAATTAATGAGCAACTCCGAATGTACGGGGTTGAAATTTATTATATTCCGAGAAGATATATTACGGAAAAAACTGTAATAAAAGAAGTCATTGAGTCCAAATTTGATAATGCTTATCCAATCGAGGCTTATGTTGATACATATGATGGTTATGAGGGACAGGGAACAATTCTTTCAAAATTTGGTGTTCAACCTCTAAATGATTTAAATCTGATAATTTCGAGAGAAAGATTTGAGACTTATATAACACCATTAATAAAAAATATTCCAAATATTGAATTATCAACAAGACCTAAAGAGGGTGATTTAATTTATTTTCCTTTGGGGGATAGATTATTTGAAATTAAGTTTGTTGAGCACGAAAAACCTTTTTATCAACTCCAAAAAACATATGTTTATGAATTGAGATGTGAACTCTTTAGATATGAAGATGAGATTATCGATACTGGAACTGAATTTATTGATGATAATGTAAAAGAAGAGGGATATATTCAGTCTCTCACTATGGTAGGTTCTGGAGTAACTGCCACTGCTATTACAGGAATTGTAAATGGTGGAGTTAGATTCATAACCATTAAGAATAGAGGTAACGGATACACATCTGCACCAAGAGTTGCTATTTCCTCTGCTCCAACTGGAGGACTAACTGCTGTTGGTATAGCAACAATGATTGGAGGATTGGTGGATTGTAATGGAAATACGGAAAATTACAAAGTTCAAGGCGTTGAAATAGTTAATCCTGGATATGGTTATACAACTCCACCAGCAGTTGCTTTTGTTGGTGGAGGTGGTGCAGGTGCTGCTGCTACTGCAACAATTGGTGATGGTATTGTAGGAGTTGTTACTATAACTTCTGGTGGTTCTGGATATGAAACATCACCAACAGTTTCTTTCACTCCAGCACCAGGGGCAGGAGTTACTGCTATTGCAGCAGCATACATCAATAATGCTGGTGTTGTAACATCCATTTATATTAGAAATGCTGGACTTGGATATACAATAGCACCAACAATAACAATATCTTCACCATATTCTTCAGGAACAGGATCATATCAGTTTGGAGAAATAGTGACTGGAAGTGTTAGTGGAACAACAGCTATGGTTAAAAATTGGAACGCTACTACTAACATTCTGCAAGTATCAAATATTAAAGGGTCTTTTGTAAAGGGTGATGTAATTACCGGATCAAAATCCGGTGCTTCTTATAAACTAAGAGTCATCGATACATATAATCTACAAGATAGATTTGCAGAAAATGAGGTAATAGAAGAAGAAGCAGATTCTATCATAGAGTTTGACGAATCAAATCCATTTGGAAACCCATAAATAATATATCTAACTTTCCTGACAAATGTTTGAATATTTTTACCACGAAATATTAAGAAGAACTATTATTTCGTTTGGTTCTTTGTTCAATAATATTACAATCAAGCATACAAACAACTCTAATCAAGTTGTGAGTACAATGAAAGTTCCTCTTGCTTATGGTCCGACTCAAAAATTCTTGGCAAGATTAGAACAGGTTCCCGATTTAAATAAACCAGTTCAAATGAGTCTTCCAAGGATGTCATTTGAATTTACTGGACTAACTTACGATACCTCTAGGAAAGTAACAACAACTCAAACATTCTTATCTGCAGTAAGCACAGATAAAACCAAACCCAGGAAAGCATTTATGCCGGTGCCATATAATATGGCATTTGAACTTAGTATTATGACAAAATTAAATGATGATATGCTTCAGATAATTGAACAAATTATTCCATACTTCCAACCAGCATATACCGTTAGTGTTGATTTAGTTGAAACAATTGGAGAAAAAAGAGATGTTCCAGTTGTTTTAGAAGGAATTACAATGCAGGATGATTATGAGGGTGATTATTCTACCAGAAGAGCATTAATTTATACTCTAAGATTTACAGCAAAAACATATCTCTTTGGTCCTGTTGCGGATGTTTCCAAGGATATTATCGAAAAAGTTTCTATTGGTTATATTGCAGGAGATCGCACAAATACTCCATCAAGAGAGGTTACATACTCGGTAGATCCAAGAGCAATTCAAAGTTATACCAATAATGTTGTAACAAATCTGAGTAAGGATATAACAAATATCCAAACAATTATTGAAGTTAATGATGCTTCTTCTATTGCAACTGGATCTTACATCACAATTGACAGTGAGGAACTAAGAATAGCATCTAAGAGTGGAAATAAATTAACAGTAGAAAGAGGTGCTGATAGCACTTCTGCAGTATCTCATGTTGCAGGAACTGCAATTAAACTTATAACAGCAGCAGATAATGCTCTTATTCAAATTGGCGACGACTTTGGTTTTGATGGAACCTTATGAAAATGACTAAAAAATTTGACAACTTAAATGATGCATTTAATGTTACTGGAGATTTAGTTTCTGCAGAAGTTGAGTCTGTAGAGAAAAAGGTAGAATCTATTGCATCATCTGTTTCTGATGATTTGAAAAAAGATTATGAATATACAAGAGGAAATTTATATTCAATTATTGAGAAGGGTCAAGAAGCACTAAATGGCATCTTAGAGCTTGCTCAAGAAAGTGAAATGCCTCGTGCTTATGAAGTTGCCGGGCAACTTATTAAAAATGTTGCAGATGCTACAGATAAACTAATAGATCTTCAGAAAAAACTCAAAGATATTGATGAACAAAAAGTCAAGGGACCAACAAATGTTACCAATGCACTTTTTGTTGGATCAACAGCAGAGTTATCTAAATTACTGAAAAACGGACTTACTGAAGATAATAAATAGTACAAAGGGGAGAGAAATCCCAAAGTACTATTGTTACTAATAAAATGCCAAAGGATGAGTTACCTTCGATTGAGCAATTTGTCAATAATGACAATTTGCCCTCCGTAGAAGATTTTTTAACAGAAGAGGTAGAGCAGCAATTACCATCTGTTGAAACTTTTATTGAAAAAGAAGAGGAAGAAATACAAGAAATAATTGAAGAATTTGTACCAGAAGAAAAGAGTTTTGAACTCAATGAAGTTCTTCGATTAATTAATGATGTTAGAGAAAGCATTCCTGATATTCCAGAAATAAAATATTACGACAAGGAACTTGAGGATATTTGTGAGTCTATTCAGTTACTCGCATCTTCTATTCCTGAAGTAAAATACTATGATTCTGATATTGAAAAATTACAGAAAGATATTCAAGAAGTAAAATCTGAGATTCCAGTTTTC